CTGACCAACGGACTTTATGAAACCATTTCCGCTTTTGGGGACAACGAAGAGACGATCAAACGGGTGGGCATTGCCGCGAAAGCCGCGAAGGCCGGGAATGCAACCACCATTGAGAGCATTCGTTTGTTGTCTGCCGTTACAAAAGGGTATGGCGATACCTCCGCCGCCGCTATGGAAAAGGCGGCAGACATGTCTTTCCAGATTGTCAAGCTGGGTCAGACTACCTTTCCGGATCTGGCCGCCAGTATGGGACGTGTAGTGCCGATGGCCGCAGCCATGCACATCAAACTGGAAGAGTTGTCCGGGGCGTATGCTACGTTGACAGGCGTGACTGGCGGCGCTGCCGAAGTGTCAACACAACTCCGAGCCGTCATTCAGGGGTTTGTGAAGCCAAGCAAGGAAATGGCAGCAGCCATCAAGCAATCCGGCTACAAGAGCGGTCAGGCCATGCTCCAAACGCTGGGTCTTCACAAGTCATTACTCCTACTCAAAAAAGGTTGTCGCGGGAATGCCTTGGCCTTGACCAGTTTATTCGGCTCCGTTGAATCCGGAACTGCAATTTTGGCCCTCGTTGGTGCTCAGTCCGACAACATGGCCGCCAAAACAAAGGCCATGTTTGAAGCTTCTGGGATTGCAGAGAAAGCCTATGCGGCACAGATGGATAATTTCGCTGCCAAATGGGCGAAGATTGTCAATATTGCCAGAAATTTCATGACCAAGATAGGGATAAAGATTCTTCCCCTCTTGGAACGCATGGCTGATAAAGCTCTGCCGCATGTCATCAACTTGTCAGAAAAGTTGGTCAAGGTTCTGGATTCGGCAGGGGAATCCATTACCAAGTATCTTGAAGAGGTGGATTTTGAAAAAGTCATTCAGGGACTTAAAGATACCTACAAATTTGTTGTCAAGAACTGGAAGTTTTTCGTCGGAGTATTTGGCGGCGCTCTTGTTGTGGCTATCGGTGCTGCCGTCGTCGCCATCGGCTGGATTCCCTTTGCTATTGCCGGTGTAGTGGCTGCCGCTGCATGGCTGTGGAATAGTTGGGATGATATCTGCGGCTGGATCAATGACCGTATCAGCAGCGTTGTAAACTGGTTCCAGACAAATATGCCGGGGCTCGTCGGCGTCATGCAGCGGGTTTATGAAGGCATCAAGGAAGTGCTGTCCTGGTTGTATGAGAGGTTCCGCGTGGTGTTTGATGCCGTTTTGGCCGTCGTGAAAGTGATTGGGCCACCCATTCTGGATTTCATCAAGGCGACGTTGAGTGTCGTTCTGCAGCAGGTTGAGGTTTACATCAAGAAGGTTATTGCCTGGATTGAACGGATATGCACAGCTTTCAATAGAGTGTACGATGTAGTGAAGCCTCTATTCCCGCTGATTGGCCAGATGCTGGAAACGGCATTCAGGAATTCCATTCAGAGGGTTATCGACATGTTGAAAGTGCTGATGAAATGGATTCAGAATGTGTTCGCCAAGATCAATTCCATGATCGAGAGCGTTGCAAATATACAGCAAGCTGTTACTGGTAAGGTAAAGGGATGGTTCGGATTCGGTGGTGAATCCATGCCGGCCAAAGCAGCCGGCGGTTTTACGTCCGGACCGTCTATTTGTGGAGAGGCAGGAACGGAGGCTGTTATTTCCTTTGATCCCCGTTACCGGGCGGCCAACCAAGGGTATTTGATGACTGCGGCGGAAATGCTGGGGATGGATGTTGCCACCCCCGTGTCGGAATCCAGACAAAGCGTTGTGAACTACAACGTAGGAGGCATTACTTTTTCCCCCGTTATCAAGGCTGGGGAAGGAACCAGCAAGCGTGATATTATCCGGCAACTTCGTGAAGTCATGCCCGATTTGATTGACATGATTGAAGACGGGTTGAATGAAAGGAGCAAGGGACGATATGCCTGACGATTATTCCATTTACACAGCCCGAGGGGGTGAGACCTGGGACAAAATAGCTTTTGATGCATGGACGGAGGAAGCTCTGATGCACGTGCTGATTGCCGCAAATCCGGATTTGGCCCATATCGTCATTTTTGAAGGCGGGGAGAAGGTTCGGATTCCCGTCATGGATGAACCTCAGAATACGGAGTCCCTGCCTCCGTGGAGAAAGGGGGAATGAAATGTTCGGAGCTCAAGTAACATGGCAGCTTTTTCCTTTTGGCCCCATCCTGGGCCATTTTCTGCCAGTTTCAGATTTTGAGGCTTCTGCAGGCATCAAGATCGAAGAGGATACTGAAAATGGTATGTCCCGTGTAACGGGGCGGGAATTGCAAACGTGCGGTTTTTCCATCCATGTTTCCAAACTGACGGGTGGGAATCCCTGGCTGACGTTTGAAGCGTTGAAACGCCTGAAAGGAGTGAGTGCTCCCCTGTACCTGAGCAGTGGCGCCGCCTGGAGCTTGTCCAATTCCGTGCTTGATACATTGCAGACATCCGACTGGCGTCAGGCTCTTACCTTGAACGGTGCGATAGGTCTGGCAAAAAGTCTGTTTTCCGGCACGTCTCTTGGAGGCGTTTCGTTCATGCTGACGGACGTTTCCTGGGAAGTAGGCATGATCGGGAAGGATGGAGAGATCATTGATGCCATGATTTACCTTTCTTTCACGGAAGATGCCGGAGAGCGGCAATCAGGCGGTTTGCGCGTATTCATCAATGATGAAGATATTACGTCCAGTATTTCCGTCACAGGGTGCATTTATGAGATGCACGCCGAAGGGGAAGCCGATTCCCTTGAAATACATTTTGCGGATACCAAACGCCGATGGGTAGGTTGGAAACCGAGCAAGGAAGGGGATACCGTCAAGATTACAGACGGAGTGGTCAATTCCGGTGTGATGTTCATTGAATCTCTCAAGCCATCTTCCGGGGAATACACTTTGCGGGCTTTCAGCGTGCCGAAGTCGGCTACAAACAAGAAGAGCCGGAGCTTTGAAAACATGTCCCTTCCTCAGTTGGCCGCTACTGTAGCCCGGGACAACAAACTTTCCGTTAAGAATTACGGCGTGAGCGATATCAAATACCCGTATGTGCAGCAGCGCGGGAAGTCTGATTTGGCTTTCCTGCACGAACGGTGCAAGCTTGCCGGGGCATCTTTCCTTGTCTATGACAAAACACTGTGCCTATATGATGAGAAGACCATGGAGAACCGGGACTGTGCCAAGATTTTGACATTGGGGCCGACCGTAGAGACCAAGTTCACGGATGACGCCCATACGGCCTACAGCTCTGCCAAGGTAAGGAATTCATCTTTTACCGGAACCGGCGCAGATGGAGATGTGAAAACGGGGAAGGAACTGGTCACGACCATTTCCGAAATGGCTTCTACTCAGGCTGTCGCCAACCGGATATCCCAGGCCATTCTCCGGGATGCCAATAAGAAGAGCCGCCGTGGGGAGGTGTGCATGAACACGCAACGGGAGTTGGCAGCCGGAAGTGTGGTTCAGATTATTGCCAACGGATGGATGGGAACTGCCTTTATTTACCGTTGTCGCCACGACTTGAAAGCCAAGAAGACGCGTTTCTGGATCAGGAAACCGCTCTCATATTGACGACCATGAACGTACAGAAGGGAAAAATCCACAGTATTATTGATGGAGGCAGGAAGGCCCGTTGCGTGCCTGATAATGATCCTGGCATTGTGACTCATGAACTGGTGATTCCGTTTTACTGGCGAGAGACGATGGGGAATATTCGCGTTGGAGAATCCGTCTATTATCTGGAAGATGAATCCATGGGAGGATACGTCATAGGAAGATGTGACGGTGAATGGGACGGAACCATCCGGGGAAGTCTGACGGTGACGGAGGATGTGACCGGAAAAGGTGTCAGTCTGGCCGAACATACGCATACGGATTCTCAAAACGGAGAAACGACGCCTCCCAAATGACCTGAGCCATATACACGTTGTTGTTCCGCTATGATGGATTCAGGCTTGGGACAATGATTGGGTTTTGGGGGACACATGTTTTTGAAGTTTCAGAGCGGACAAATAGCCCGTTGCTGGACGGCATGAGGCTTAATTCCAGTCTGGAAGTGGAACAGCAGGAATCCACGGAAGCCCAAAATCCTCTTGATTTGAAAGGAGGCGACCAGCCGCAGAGTTTCGTCGTGTCAACCATGAGCAGCATTCATGCCGGTGGTTTGCCTCCGATTACGGAGTATAATTCATGGGTACGTGACCTTGGAAAGTCCATGCCATTTATCCTTGGAAACAGGATTTACGGCCCTGTCCGGTCTATCCTCATGAAGGTGGATATTACTAATTGCGTATTTGGACCAACGGGGGAAATGATGTCCTGTGATTTATCTTTGGAGTTTATGGAGGACAAGCCCCTTTCCGTAACCGGGAAAGACGTCAAGGAACGCAGGAAAGGCCCCTCCAAGGGGGAAAAGAAGGCCAAAAAAGGAAGTATGTCTTTCGCTTTTACAGATGCGGACAGAGCTGAGGCGAAAAAATTACAGAAGGAGGCCGGAATTAAATGAAAAGTTCAGGAAATGGATTGCCTCAACTTTGCCTTGTCAACCTGTTCAGGATGACGCGTGGAGAAGTGCGATTTGATGTATTGCGCGGCATGGACAGTTCCATCACGGACAAACCAGAGACGGCCGCTCGTCCGTTGCTGATTGCGGAAGGGTACTGGCTGGCCGCCCAGTATGAACCTCGGATATCGTTCAACGGAATTGATGTGGACGGTATGCCCGAATTGGGGAATTACGATTTAACGGCAAACGGAACCATCTAACAATATGCAGGAGGAACCCATCAATTTTACCGATATCGACGCTGGGAAACTCAAAGATAACCTGTTGGCACAGATGGAAAATGCCACGGGTGAATTGCTTTATCCCGGAGACGAACGGAGGATTTTTGCGGAGGGTATGGCATATGCTCTTTCTGTCCTGGTATCCAGTATGAACGAAGCCTGCAAGTCACGCCTGTTGACCTATGCCAGGGGGAAGGTTTTGGATGCGCTCGGTGAACGTGTCGGGTGCAGCCGATTATCTCCAACGCCGGCCAGAACCATTCTCAAGTTTTCGCTGGCTGCTGAAAGAACGGTGCCGACGATTATCCCAGCGGGAACACGATGCACAGCAGATAACACGATATATTTTGCCACAGATTCAGCGGCCATGATACCTACCGGAGCTATGACCGTGGAAGTGGCGGCCACCGCTACGGAGGGAGGGATAAAGACAAACGGCATACCTGCAGGGGGAGTTCAGACGTTTGCTGATGATGTACCGTTTGTGGCCGGGGTTGTCAACATTGCAGAGAGCGCAGGAGGGGATGACGGGGAGCCTTACCCGTCTGCCATTGATCCGGTAAATGGGGATGATGGAACCGGTGATAATCATTACCGGGAACGTATCAGGCTGGCGCCATCAGGATTCACGACAGCAGGCACAGCCGGAGCTTATTCTTATTTTGCCAAGTCAGCGAGTGCCAATGTGGCTGACGTGAAAGTGATTTCCGATCAGGAGGCCGGAACCGTGTTGCTTGTCATTTGTGAAGCCCATGGAGCAGATCCCTCAGAAGCCACTCTTCGAGAGGTCTTTACCGCCGTGACTGCCGATGATGTCAAGCCGCTGGGAGACAAGGTGAGCGTATCAGGACCTTCCCCCCTCGAATATGGCATCGAACTGACTTATTACTGTTCCAAGGCTGAGGAATCGGAAACTGTTCAGGCCATTGAAGGGGCAGGGGGAGCCATTGAACAATACCGCGAATGGCAGAATAGCGTGATAGGGCGCGATATCAACCCGGACCGGTTGAGAGCCTACCTGCTGAATACCTGTATTCGCGTGGACGTGAAAGCTCCTGTTTTCACGTCCGTTTCCGATTTGCAGATTCCCCGCTGGAATGGACGAATCAATGTGTCCCATGTAACCATTGAAGAATGAACCTGGAAGACATAGATATCAAGAAACTCCTTCCCCTGTTCATGCGAGCGGGAGAGGATAATTGCGCTCTGGCTGATGGATTGTCCGAAGTGTTGCAGCCGCTTGCTCAGCAAGTCAAAAGGCTTTCCACCTGGGACCAGTTAGGCATGCTGGGGAACGCTGAACTTGACGCTCTGGCGGCCGAGCTGAATATCTTCTGGTACAATTCCGATTACTCCCTTGAGCAAAAACGAGCCACGATTCTCAATTCCGACAAAATTTACATGAAGCTCGGAACCGTAGGGGCCGTGGCTGATGTGGTGAATGATATCTTCGGAGGGGCGCGCGTTGAAGAATGGTTCAATTACGGCGGCCAGCCCCATTATTTCCGCATTATTGTAGATAATCCAAGCTCCATGTCCAAAGAGAATGAAGCGAAGTTTTTGCAGATCCTTGAGCGTGTGAAACGAAAATCCCAATGGCTGGAAAAGGTAGTCAATGAGATTTTGGCGGGCATCCCGATGTATATTGGGGCAACCGTGGCCGTCCATAAATCATTGAGCGTGCGGGTGGACGTATGGCAGGAACACACGCCGGACATTGGAATCAATGCAGGATTGGCTTTTTCTACACGTCAAGCCGGTTCCGAATCTCCTAAAATTTCTATTAAGTAAATTATTATCAAAATATTATGGCATCTTTTCAAAATATGGTAATAACCACCGCAGGGTTAGAATTGCTTCAAGATTTGATCCTTGAAGGCGGGACGCCATTGACTTTTTCCGGAGTAGGCGTTGGAGATGGTTTGTTGGAGGATTCCGATATAACGGCCAGGACTTCCCTTGTCCACGAAGTTCACCGTCTTCCCATTGAAAAAATCGAAAAACAGGAAGGAGGGCATATAAGGGTTTTTGCGCGGTTGGCTACCGACATTATTACCACCGATTTCTATCATAGGGAATTGGGGGTATTTGCCAGGTACGGCGAGCAGGAGATTTTATTTGCATATGGGAATGCCGGAGATGATTACGATTTTATTCCGGCGACGGGAAACAATGCCTCTATTTGTAAAACCATTGTGACGGAATTCACGGTAGGGAGTATGAAAGCTGTTTTCCTTCCTCTGGATTCAAAAGATTTTGTTACTCACGAGGCGATGAATGCTCAAGTTGAGGAAGTAATCACCCGAGAAACGAGGAAAGTTCTCGAGGCTATCCCGCAAGTGGATGCCGCGGGCAATATGACGTTGCCCGGAGGTTTGACGGCGGCGGGGGCTATTAACGCTAACGGCGGGATCAATGTCCCGCTGGCTGTCGGTGCGCCGACCGATACGGGCGCGGTTAATCGCTTTTATACGTCAGGATTGGCCGGTGCTGTATCAGCGTTGGTTCAGCCTATATACCTTAATTCCAGTTCGATCACAGTCGCGGGTTCCATTTCTAAAGCTTCCAACGGTACTCTTGCCGGGTTGACGCAGCGTTTTTCGGTGGGCGCGGCTTCTGCCGGGTCCAATGCGTACGGGTCAGCGGTTATTCCCCTGATAGGACCTAACGGTCAATTTAATTACAGTTCCGTGTGCGGATTTTCCCTTGCGGTCAACGCGACAGCCTTCGCTAAATTTACTTTTGGCATAGGCCGCGGCTCAAAAACCAACAGAACCGGGTTGACGATGGATTCTTATTCCATGATTCCTGCCAATGATCTGGCCGTCAACCATGGGGAAATCATCGATGTTACCATCAATACGCCTTACGATACTGTCCGCAAGGGGTATGAAATCAGAGTAAGGGAAATCTTTTATGTATCGTCCGTTGGACACTGGCAGGTAAAGACGACAACCGTATTTCTTCCGGTAGGCCATAATGAGCTGATGCCGAACGGGCTGAACAGGCTTATTTACATGCAGAGCGGGCTGCCGAGTACAGCAGTGCGGGAGGAAAAGGCGGCTCTTTATATGGAGCTGGGAGGCGGCAGTACCAATACCCTGTTCAAGATAGCTTCTCTCCGCGGCTTCATCGCTTTCGAGGCAGGAACAGGCGTAAGCACCCTGATTATCGACGCGCGCAATGAGAAAACATATGCCCTTTCAGCCGACGCGGGCACAGGCACCAGGCACCTTTATGCCAATGGATTGACCAATCCAACCTATCACGCATTGGAAGCAATGGCCGTCAATGCCATTGAATCCGAGGAAACGGCGGATTTTGAAGATATTAACATACCTCTCT